GTCGTGCTTCCCTGAGTTGAACCAATAGTGCTACCCGCGGTAGATCCAGTGGTACTCCCTTGAGTTGAACCTACTGTACTACCCTGATTTGAGCCTGTTGAACTACCAACAGTAGACCCAACTGTGCTCCCCCTATTTGAACCCGTCGAACTTCCTGTAGCTACTCCTCCTCCGGGACCTGATGTTTTACCATCACCCGGAAGTCCGCCACCGGGAACAGCCCACGATGGCCGTTTTATATCCCCTTCTTTAAGACCCCTTGAAGCAAGCGCTTTGGTCCATGCATTTGAAGGAGTATCGCCTTCAGATATATATTTACCCGCCAAACTTTCAACTTCTTTATCATCTGATAGTGCAGCCCAACCACCATAAAGATTACTTCCCGGACGAGGTGGGCCAATAAATGCAGGATTATTAACATCTAAAGTTGCGCCACTTACCGATGGATTGTTTCCTCCTGTATTAGAAGATCCGCCGGGGGCATTCCCTCCTCCGCCAGCCTCAGAACCCCCACCGCCAGCGCCTCCACCACCTGAGCCACCACCCCCAGCACCACCACCAGAAGAAGAAGCCCAAGAAGGAGGATCGTAGTCAGCAGAAGTTAAACCATTCTCATATGCCGCCTGCGACAAAGCCGAACTAACACTTGCTCCGCCATCTATCAACTCACTAGCTCGTGCCTCAACAGCCTTGCTGTTTTTGTCTCTGGTTTCCTTAGCAATCTGATCAGGGGTTTTTGTTTGATCAATTTGGGTTTGATCGGTTTTTGTCGGGTCGGTAGTTGCTGAAGGATTGGTTGTTTGGCTTTCAGAAGTGGTTTTGGTTAGTGTGTCTACAAGACTTAACGGAAGAAACTTTTTTGCTTGCTCGGAGGTGACTTGAATTTTTTTGTTTGGGTTGTCAGAAGACGCAATATTAAACTTAAGGTAATAATGCCTATTGCCGTTCTCGTCAACAAAATAATCATCCGAGTCGTCTGACTCTATTCTTGGCGGAAGAACCTCTACAAATAATGAAAGAACCTTGCCAGTTGAGTCAGTTAACTCATATTGGTCTGGCCCACCTATGACCGGCTGTATAGTTTTTTTCCATGCAAATGTATCTTCCGTTGGGCTCGCTCCGGGTGCGCTAGGAGGCTGGGCTCCTAAATATGCAAGATCACCGCCGTTTTCAACTAAAACTCTTCTTAAATTTTCGTTTGCATTAGCGGTTCTAGCCAAACTAACCAATGAAGTTATTTGTGGCCCAGTCGCTGTAGTTGTGTCAGCACCTCTATCTACTTTGGGAGTTTTTGAAAAAAGAGTTCCATTTGGATTATAAGTATAAACATATTCTTCATCTTCATCTGAGTAAACCCCGTAGTCCCTTATATCTTCTTTTTGTTTTTCGGTTAATTTTGAATTTACAGAAAGATCTACTCCAACGTCAGTTTGGGTGCCCTTATCTACAGCAGCAACTTGAGTTCCGCCCCCGCCTACTTGGCCAACCCCTTGGGAAGCCGTTAGGATTTCATCTGCACCTTTGTCTCCAGTACCAGAGGTATTTGGAACTTTTGTGGTGTTTGCGTTTGTGTACTGAACTTTCCCTGTCTCACTATTGAACTCAACAGTCTTACCGGTCTTGTCTTTAAAACTAATTTTGGCGCTTTCTATGTCCTCCAAGTCTGAAAATAGATCCCCTTCGCTATTTGCAAAGTTTCCATCACGATCTAAAGTCATCCCATTGGACAATGTCCAAAAAATTGGGTTTCCATCATCGGAAATTACAGGCGACCTTTTTGCTGTAATTTCTCCTGAATTAATCGAGTCAATTAAAGCGTCCCTTTCTATTGACTGAGAAATTTTTGTATTAAATTTATTTAAATCGGTTTGATATTTGGTTGATAGTTCGTTGATTTGCGAAACATTATTTAACCTTGTGTCAATATTTTCAAGTTCACTTAAAAGTTGATTTTTTTCGCTATCATAGGCGTTTTGCGCTGAATTTAAATTTGTTCTTAAAAGATCTATAGATGCTTGGTCAAAACCCTGCCCTATAGCAAAAAGGTCAATTGAATTGCGGGTCTGTTCAATCCGGGTTTTTGCGTCGTCAAATTCTTTTTGAGTCGGAGGAGTTACTGACCATTTATCGTTGTAATCAGAAATAATTTTGTCTACAACCCCTGAATAATGATCGTAGAATGTGTTTAAACCGCGAACCTTTTCGTTATATGCGTAATTGGCCGCAACAAGATCGTCGTATTTTGGTTGTAAATTATCAAATTTATTTACTACTTCCTGTCTGGATTCTAATAGTTTATTAGCGTTTGCGTAATCTGGGTTTTCCTCTGCTGCTTTTGCAAAGTTTGTGTAAGCATCGTTTACCGCTTGACGTTCAGATTCAAATCCAGACTTAATTGGATAGTCACCAAGGTACATTTCTGATGCGGGATCGGTGACCGTGTTTGTAGTACCAGCAACAGAACCAGAATATTTATTTACATCTCCACTTGTTTTTCGATTATCTATAAATTGTTTGCCAAGATCTATTAAATCTCCAGTTGATGCAGGATTACCAGTAATAGCCGATATAGCCCCTAATTGAGCGACTTGACCAAGAATTGGGTTTTTTGTTATATTAGAAACCGTCTGGTTAACAAGGGTAGTAACACCAGCAGCGCCGCCAGATATAATAGCTCTTTCAAAATCGCCGGTTTCAGCAAGAGAATTTATAGCAGAAGAGACCGCGTTAGCATATGCTTGGCTGCCTGTTGTTTTAAAAACAGACTGGCCAGCAGCAGAGGCAAGCGCACTGACTCCACCAAGAACAGCGAACTTCAAAGGGTCTTTGTCGTATATGGCACCAGTAATGCCGCCTACCGCAGCACTACCAGCAACATCAGCAGCAAGACCAGTAACAGCTTGATTTGTTAGGTTAGAGACCGCTTGGCCTACCGCGCTAGAAGACAACCCCGCAGCCACATCAGCAGGAAGTTTAGCCGCAACCGTACCTGCACCAGAAGTAGCGAAGTCTGATCCAACTACATCTGCGCCGGCAGCAAGTTCCTTGATCGCAGCAGGGATAAGGTATGGGGCGGCAACCTCAATAACGTCCCCAATGTTTTTAATGTTCCCCGCGCCAGCTTGAAATGCTACATTACCAGCGGCCAAGCCGAGAGGCGGAACCCCAGCAGCGAAAAGTGCCGCATTAATAAAAGGCAACGCTGGCTGAACACTTTCCGCAAACTCCTTAAAACCAGACTTTTCGTGATACTGGACCGGAACAGTAATTATCGATCCGTCAGCCTGTTGAACTTGCTGGAGGCCATAAACACTATACCCTTCCCCTCCCCCTTCAGACGCAAAATACTCCGGGATTACTACGGAAGGGTTATTTTTGTTGTAATACTCATCAAACATATTTCCGGTTGGAATTTGCACCGTAAAAGTATCGTTTGCTCCTTCATATTTTCTTGGCTGCGGTACTAATTCTTCAAGCCTATAATCTTTTCCAGAATTGTCCCCCCTGTAAACATATCCGCCATCAGATGTATATAATTTCGTTACAGACTCGGTATAGTATGTCGGAACCTGTCTTACACCAATATCAGCAATGCTATTAATGCCATAATCTTGTGAAAGATGTCTGGCAATGTTATCTATGTGCGTGTCAGCAGACAAGGGAGATCCCCCTTTGTAAATGTCTGCCTGACCCTGAATAGTATTCATCTGTTTTAGAAGGGTGTCATATCCAGTTGGGACCACCCTTTTGGCAGCTTCTGCTTGGGATGCCAAGTAGTATGCCCATGCCGGGTCTTCTAGCGCCGGATTTGCGGCTATCTCCTCTGCAGTCGGTGGTGTGTACCAGTCAGGGTATTCCCGATTGTAGGCTTCTGATCCAATCGGGCTGTAATCTATACCGGAAGCCATAGCCTGTGGAGCTGGCTGGGCAGCCGTAACCTGTTGTACTGTCTGGGGAGCCATAACCGCAGGCTCGGCGTAGGATAACGCTGAAGGCGTCAAAACTGGCTCAGATGTCTTGGTCAGAGCGCTTAGAGGGCTAACTTCAGAATTCAAAACAGGATAGCTTAACGCCGCCTGAGACAATGGCGATTGGTACACAGCATCAACAACGGGCTTTGTGGCGGCAGAAAGCGCACCGGTTTGTTGAGTGGAGTCAAGTGAACTTGATACGGGTGTTGTAAAACTTGAGGAATTTAAATTCTTTACTAAATTTTTAGCCGGATCTTGGAATGGACCCCATTCGTTAGCCGCAGGGTTGGTAACTTGAAAGGAGTTAATTGGACTTGATGAGCCGGCCATTGTGGCCTGACCTAGAGCCCCGGTCTGGTTCGTCGTGAGATCAGTAGTGGCTTGAGACAACGGTGAGGCGGTTGCCGCCAATCCGCTCGTCACCCCTGATGTTGCAGGAGATGCTGTGACGGCCGAAAGTCCGCTCGTTGTCCCTGATGACGTAGAAGGTGTTGTGTTTTGCGCTGTAGTCCCCGCAACGGAATCAAGACCACTCGGAATTAAACTGCTACTTGCGGGTACCGGGGAAACGTAATTAGTAGGATATAACCAATCACCACCTTCATACCTGCCACGCTCACCACCGGATAGCTCGACCATTTTGGCAAGCATATCCGCATCGCTCATGCCGGCGACATTGATCTTACGAACCTTTGTTAAGTAATTTCGAGCAAACGCTGGCGAAGTAGTAAAACTATTCATGTCAACCTGCGGCTGGGTTTACAGTTCCGAGCAAGGCAGCCGCCCAGTCGTACCAGTTTTCAAAGTTGTCGGTGTGAGGGATGGCTTCGTTAGAAAACACATCAATCGCGTTGATACCGTTCCCCCAAGCCTTCCAATCAGTAAACTGAGTCGGGATCTCTAACTGCTGCGCCGCGTATTGCTCACACATTAACGCAGCCCAAGACTCAAACGTATGGTATCGCGGGTCGTAGACTAGCGCTTGAGCCATTAGTACGGCCTCACATCGCCAATCGTCGCACTCAAAAGAAGTTTGCCCAATTGGTAATTACCACCAGCTACGTTAGACCTAAATCTCAAACGGAGTTCCCGGCGCTGCTCCCTCATGTCTACCTTTCCAACATCTGGACCAAACGTATACGGATCTGAATCAACATCCTGACCCTGAGCAAACGGCCTGCCGGTAACTACTACCGTCATATCCCCTTCCTGAATAAAATCAGGCTCAATCCTCTCTAACCTCAACCAACGGTTTTCACCAACCAAAGTTGTTTCCGGAGGGCCGCCAGCCACCCAACCTAGATCGCTAGTTTCAAAATAAGAGTCAATCGCAAAAACGTTCTGGCCAGCAATCGCATCAGTACCAACCTCGTGCTGCCACATTGAAATCAAATCGGCCGGCGTGCTAAACGTCAAATCTTGCGTTCCGGCCCCAGAAGCAGCCGTAGAAAGCCTAATGGTCTGGGCATAGATTGCCGTAACCGGAATAGAAAACCCTGCGCCGGACCCGCCAAGATTGGTGTTCGATGCGCTCAGAGTGTTCCCAATGACATACCCAGCACCACGCAACGTAATGGTCACCGACGTTACCGCACCCCCACTGACAACAATCGTAGCCGTTGCATTAGCCCCGCTCCCACCAGTTAACGGAACATTGTTGTACGTTCCGTTAACGTAACCAGATCCACCGGTTACAGATCCAAGGGTTTGGATCGCGCTCGAAGTGACGGAAATGACTTTTGTTCCAGCAACAATGTTAGTTCCAGACACAACTTGATTCACCTCAACTTGAGTGTTGAAAGCTGCCAAGTTGATAAAAACACTTCCACTCTCTGTCGTCATAGACTGCGTGAAAACGGTTGTTGAGTCCGTTGTTTCCCATCCGGCCATTACTGGGTGCGCCAGAACTTGAGAGAAGTACCCAGCGGATCTACGCGACCCTAAAGCCTCGCCAGCGTCATACCATACGTTCTCACGCACGTTGTAGATGATGGCGTCAGTGCATTCAGTTGCATTACCGCGAGGATAGAACCACCAGATCTCGCCATAACGCGGAACTTTCGTCACCCACACCTTCTGACGCTGGTTGTAGTTCAGGTTGTCAAAAAAATAGTTTTGGTTGAACGAATTCGGAATCTCCTTAACCGTACCGTTGTACAACAAGAACCGGTCAACACCGCACCAGTAGTAGACGCCATCGTACTCAATTGCGGATTGGCTCGATAGGATCGACGATTGACTAGAGATGATGTCGTACCGCCAGAATTGCGGTGGTGCTCCTGAGCCGCCGATGTACGATACGCGAATCAAACTATCAAGACTCCAGAACAACCCAGAAGGCGCGTTTGACCCACCCCGTACTGGTAGCCCTTGGACGATCTTACCGGTGGCAACGTTGACCTCGTTAGCGTCTGAAGAAATCCAATTCTTAGAGTTTCCTGCAGCACAGTTTTTGATCAACCCATTGTTGCCGTAAACAAAGACGTATGGGTGCAACGTAACAACTCCGCCTGAGACAGAAACGTTGTTGTTAAACGTCAGAGTTGAATTTCCGCTTATGGTGGCCGCAGCCGACAACGTCACCTTCTGGTAATTCCCAATCGTAAAAACCAATCCGGTTGTTGTTCCCGCCGTGGTCACAATTGCGCCACCACCGGGCGTAGCCGAAAGAGTAAACGTAGTCGAGTAGTTAGTGGCAATGATGTAGTACGTCACGCCAGAAGTAACGCCCGTCGCCGTTCCAGTGTTTGTTCCACTAATAGTCACGCTTTGACCAATGAACAAACCGGACGTTGAAGTACAAGAACACTGCCCTGCCGTTCCCGTAACGGCAACACCGACTAGCACACCATTATCCAACACCGTAGAAACAACGGTGGCCCCAGAAGGGATTCCTGTTCCAGTAACTGTTTGCCCAGCCCCAACCAACACATTAGTCGTTGGAATTGTAATTGCAGTTGTACTGTTCAAATAGGCGTTGGCATCAGTAAAAATCCCAATTTGGGACAAGCTAGTACCATTAATATCGCCAATCAAGACTGGCGTATTTGCAATCGCATCAGTCTGTGCAAGGTTCTGACCGGGGTGCGCCAAAATTGAAGCAACCCCCGATCCAGCCACGTCGTAAACACCATCGAATTGCCAAAGGTTTAAGTCGCTGGCTGTGAAGTTGCTCAGGGTGTAGTTTGTTACCCCAGCGCCCACCCCGTTGTTGTCAACCGAAAGCGACTGCAGACCGTTGTTGTATCCACTGAAAATCTGGTTGAAACCGTTGTTCGGGTTCACCCAAACACCACGGGACGGTCCGGTCAGTTGATCAGATATGACCGCATAACCACCAATCTTTCTCGGCCTGCCGCGCTGGAATCTAACCCATCGGCCATCATTGTAGGAAATGCGGTCAAAAACCGTCCCGTCCCTCTGAATACCGGGCTTGGTGTCTAACTGAAAAACCTTCGCGGTCATTAAAAAGTACCGCTTTGGATGCCGTTAACGTCGAGATAAAACTTTTGGGTCCCGAGGATGGATATACCGAACACACCCGAGGCAGGCCTGAAGATGCCCGTTGTACCCTCAGAAGAAAAGCTCAACGATGGCGCTCCAGCAGATCCGTTGGCCAATGCAAGGGTGCTGGCCCCAGCGGCAATCGTTGATGCGTTGTATAGATTCACAGAATCGCACAGGAGGATCACCTGTTGTCCTGCAGGAACCACCGCCGTCGCACCACCCGCCACACCCGTTTGGAACGTAATCGTGTACGCCCCGGTTGTCTGATTGGTAATGTAATAGACCTGAATGGTCTGCGGCAAATTAACCACTACGTTACCGGTCAGCGCCCCCGTGTACTTCTGGATGACGTTGGCCGCCTCGGAAGAAGTAAGTGTGTACGGCGACCCGGCGAAAGTCACCGCCTTTGTTAACTGCGTGAAGTTGAACTGCGTGCTCTTGCCTAGACCAACAGAGTAGAACGCCGTCCCCGAACTGGAAACCAAACATGAGTCAGCCGGCTGCAGATCAAGCGAGGCCGATCCGTTAATCAGATCACCGCCGCTAGGCGTTAACGCCAACGTCCCAGTTCCGTTATTTCTGACTAAGAAAAACCAATCATTGCCAAGCGTTGACGCAGAAGTCAACGTCAGTGTCCCAGAACCCCCCGTCCATACGTAAGTATTAGCCCGATCGGCTGCCACCGCAGTGTAATTTGAAGAGAACGTCGTTACAGGCTGAGACTGATTTAACGTTGCACCAATCGCCTTCAGGCCGTATCCAGCAAGCGTCGCAGCATTAGAGTTAGTCGTTGTTGAACCGAACGCTATAACGCCCCACGTCCCCGTTGTATTGGCGTTTGACGTGATGAAGATGTACTGAGCACTTCCACCCGTCGAAGGAATAGAGACGATCGTGCTGGCCCCGCCAAAGGACTTGACCGTCAGCGTCACTCCACCGGTGTTGTAGATCAGCGCATCCTGACCTACGGACGCCTGATTAGCCGGTGGCATCCACAACTCATATGCCGTGCTAGTCGTACTGACCTGCATCACCCTCGCGGCGACGTAGTCCGTATCGTTACCGTTTAAGGGCCACTCAAGCTGAATGGTCCCCGTAGTTAAGGCGTAGGAGGCAAAGGAAACAGCGGTTGGCTGTATTACGTTGTCCGTGAACGGGCTGTTGTAACTCATGAGTCTTTCACCACGGTTTGACGATCACCAACCCGAGTCAAATCCTCCTGCTTGAGGAGCGCAATCGACTTGTCGTACATTGACTGCCACACCGGTATTCTCTCATCGTTCTTCAGGAACGGCATGGCCTGCAAGAGGCTTCCATAAAGCAAAGCCTGAGGAGCGTACTGTGTAAACCAGTTGGACTGATTGGCCGAATCTAACGGTTGATTGCGCTCGTAATACAACACCTGAAACGAGTACGCCGCCGCAGGGGTTGGAGCCACAAGCCAGTGGGTGTAATCGTAATCGCAGTAGAACGCAGGCAGCCCAGTCTGAGTGTCGTCTGGCCAATATTCTCGTAGGTACTCATACTTGCGGAGAAACACCGGATAGCGCTCGCCACCCGTCGTGACGTTAAACGATACCGTTTTTCTCCACCGAGCCGGCTTGTCCAATACCGGATCGTTTGCCGTCATCGTTCCATCTGCTACCGTCAAGTTACCAAGGAACTTGATCTCAGACGCAATGACCTGCTCCGCAAACATGATGAACTGCGGGATCTTGTCTAACGTCGCCTGATCATTGCGCTCAAGATAAGTTGAGATGTCGTCCACAAGAGACGAATACGTCATGACTGCCGCAACCGTCATTTTGCTGCCACCCCTTTGGATTTCTCAAAAGACCTCATGCCGCCAAAACCGAGCAAACCAGCAAGAAGCGTCATCAGTTGCTCAACTTGCAAGTCAGGCGGTGGGGCCAGCCCTTTGGGGATTATATCGACCCCTTGACCAAAAGCCCAGAGCCATTGCATTAATGGATACCCGAGGAACTGGTAAGCCAGACCCAAAACCCCAATCCAGCCCACAGCAGGACGCCAGCCACTGACAAATAGGCTAGATGAACCGGCCTCAATCTTATTAATCTCAACCTGCGCAAGATCAGTGGCTTGGTCAATCTTCTTCTCTTCCAAGTCCAGCTTGCGGTCTTCCAACGCCATTTGAAGGCGCTCTTTGTCCGTTGTGACCAACGAGTCCGCGACCTTACCAACGCCCTCAATGATGCTCCCAATTCCAATAAGGTCCATTATTTGAGTCCTTCAAGGGAACGCCTACACCAACCGAGGAGAAATTTAGACTGCGAGCGATCCTTCATACAGATGTTCACGTACCGCTGAATCTTCGCTAACGCATACGCCGGCAAGAACTTCTCCGCAGTACAGATATTCAACCGTTCAATGGTTTTTGGTCCGATTGCGCCGTCTGGGGTGACTCCGACGATAAGCTGGGCAAGTTTGATGGCAACTCCGGTTCCGGTGTTGACGCCAAAGTTGAAGATAGTCTCGGCAATAGCTTGGTTCTTAATGTCATCGCCTCGGACACGATCCCAGAAATTAGATTTGTAAAACTCACGAACCAAAGGAGTAGCCGATCCGAAATCCTTGCGATCAATGAACTGCCATCCTGCCCAGTCTGGATTTGGCTTTCTTGCGATTCCTGCATAGGTCTGCCCTCCCCGGTC